CCTGCAATTTTGATACGATAGTCGTATTGTTTGTGAGATTCTGCTAGATATTTTGTAAAATCACCCATAGTGCTATTATTTAGTCTTTTTTCATTAGTTTACGCATCAATTCGTTACGGTCTGTAATGATGGTACCTTCACTATCAATCGCTTCGCTAGTGTCGTCTGAGCCGTCTTTATCTAATTTAAGTTTTTTTAATTGCAGTTCAACCATTTTAAGTTTTTTGTCTATCTTACTGCTCTTTGCGTCTATGGCATTACGCAACATGGTACTGGCCACCTCAAATATTCGGCCGGAATATCGCGAATCCACGTTCATGCCTAGGTCCATTAAATTTTTATAAGAGTCTTCTGCCTCCATAGCCAATTTATCTAATTCAAGATCTGATAACTCACCCAGTCCTTTGACTTGTGGCAGTGCGGCCGCAATCTTGTCAAACTCTTCGTAGGTTTTTTTGAGTGCTTCTTGTGTTTTAGGATCTAAATTTTTACCAACGGTAGGTTTTTCTTTGTCTTCTTTGGCTTTTTCTTTTTTGTCTACCTGAGCAAAGGCTTCTTTAACATTTGGTAAATTTAATATCTCTTCTAATTTTCTTGTCATGATTTTATTTACTTACGTGTGCCTTGATGGAACAGTTGCTCTTCTGAAACCACTCTGAAACGTATTCTTCTCTGTTTGGCATATGCAGTTGCGGCTTCCCACTTGGCCATATTAATTACTACCTGTTTCTTTTTGCCCATACTTTTACCAGCCGCTTCCATAGAGGCCTGCGACATAGGTTTAACCTCAATCATTTCTGCGTGTTTGCGACCATCCTTGTCCATGTACACAATAAAAAAATCTGGCACATACACAGTGTATTTGCCAGTGAATGGATGACGATAAGGAATTTTGATAGATTCAGATGCCCACTGATACACGTTAGGATGTTCATCACACAATCGCATGAAAGCGTGTTCCCAACTGCTTCGATAGGTTGGAGTTTTGAGTCCCACATATTTGGTAGGATTCTTAGGAGAGAATTTGCCTCTGGCGAATCGTGGTAAGTTCATTAGTCTATGATGTTTCTTGATACAGTGTCTTTAACAGTACGAGTATTTCTTACTCCCAATCTACTAGACCGGTATCTATTAGCATTAAGGATAGTGGAAACTAATTCTGACAGTTGTGCTGGATTGGTATAGGTTAATTGGTCAAGGATCTGTCCCACAGGCACAGAATCAATCTTGGCCTGTTGTAGTATTATGTAAGCAGTATCTTCTGCTGGCTGTCTCGCGAAACCTCTTTTGACAAAAAATCCTACAGTAGCATCAAGATCATTTTGAGCAAATTCAAAACGTTCTTTGTAGTTGGTATCTACAAGTGTATCTGCAGTTTTTTGTAAATTGTCTCGTAATTTCTGTGGAAGATTAGAATAAAATTCAGTCATTATATATTAGCCTTCTCTGCTGTTATACTTACGTTTTGTGTGGTTCTATTAATTTTTATGTAACCGTCTGCAACCAATGAAGCAATTTGTGACGTTGTTTTATCTCTGTACACACTCTTCTCATTGTCAGTAAGTGCCGCATAAGACACATCACTCTGAGCAATGGTTTGTCCGTTACGTGATCCTACCTGTTGATAGTAAAGAGCAGATGCTACTCTGTCTCGAGCCACTGTGTTTGTGGTCACAAGGTTGAGAGATTCTGTAGGTGAAAGAATCGTAGTGTATTGTCCTACATTATTGTTTATGGCTGTAGAATTTTGTGTGCTTTTAGAATCTTTGTAATCTTTAGCAGTGGCAAGGACAGCACCAGCCGCTACTGCTGTGACTGCCGCATTACCGATAGAAAAGTTACCTACTGGATTTGTGATCGTGCCTGCCTGTTTGCCAATATCTAACACACCTTCTTTCACAATGCCTTTTAATTCTTCTTTGACAGCATCTTTGGCTTTGATTTTTTTAGCATTATTATAAGTGTTGATTCCTTTTAAGATTGTGCCAACACCAAAGTTGCCTGATTGAATATCTGATATAACCGATCCTATACCATCCACAATACCGCCTGGACCAAATATGGATGTGGTACCACCACCTAGTACTGATAGTGGAGATGGTTCTAGGTCATAATGAATGGTTGCAAATCCTGGCACACCGTTGTTTTTTATAATACCTGCTCCATACAGCACAGTCTCATAAAAAATTTGCATAGTGTTTTGCATGATGCCTTGACCATCGGCTTGATCTAAATTATCATGTGACCAAGATCCAATCACAGGATTTACCAGAGTAAAAGATGTAAATCTCTGTTTGTGTAAAGTGTAAATTCTAATGTTTTTTAGGAATGGTGTTTTCCTCTGTTGCACGTTGTCCATACCATATTGAGTAACATTTGGATTGGTGTCATACATATTATCTTTAGTGTTGTAGCCAACCATGTTTGGGTTCACAGTCAAAGAGTCTGCTATGTGATATTCGTAGTAGGCTTTCCAAAATGCATTCACAGTGTCTGCGTGGTCATCATGAAAAGTTATTGCCACTGGTGCATAAGTGATTTTGGTACCTATGTAAGTTTTTTTGTTATACTGCTGTTTTTCTTCCACATTCATATCAAACTTAGGAAGGTCTGCTGACTTGACCAGCATATTCAATTCTAAACGTTCATTGTTGGTAAAACTTCTGATCGGAATACTATTATCAATATCAAATACTACATGGAAAAGAAACTTCTGCTTGGGTAATAGTTTGTAATTGTCGTCTAGATACAGTCTCGCCGCATGACGATAATCTTTCATGCCGGGTAAACCGTTAGAAAAACTATTTAAAAAGTTATTAATCGATGGCATACTGGGTATTTATGGTCATAAAAAAAGCGCCGTTAAAGGCGCTTCTTTTATTATAAATGCAAGTTAAGATTAGATACCACCGCCTGTTGCTAGTGTGCCTAGTGTTCTAGTTACTGCTGTACCAATTCCTGTGCCTTGTGGAGTTTGGATTGCGTTGTCATATCTGATGTTTAACGTAATGGTAACTGGTTCTGAAGTACCATAAGCCAGAGTATTGTAGTTCACTGACTCAATGTATGCTCCGTATAATTCCCAAGTTTCTAACACATTTGGAGTTGAAGCACCATTACCACCATCCAACATTTCAATTCTTGATGTGAATTTGTAATCAATACCTGACACAGCAGATGCTTGTTCAAAGAAATCAAACTGTTTCTGTACCTGCTCACCAACCAATTTAGACACTGCGTTGTTCACGTCATCTCTGATGTTGATTGTGATAGGATCCCAAGTGTGTTTGCCTGCCATATAAACTTTTGAGTTGTACACATCTAGTGTGATGTTGTCAAAAGTTAGATTAGGTCTAGAACAATCAACCACTTGTTTGGTCAGTTCTGATCTTGGAGTTGATACACCAAAGTTTTCTAATACCACTCTAAAACGGTATTGTAGTTTTGGCATCAACAAACCTTGTGATGCTGAGCTCTGGTCGTTTGCTAAAGGTACTGTAAATTTAGATAGTGTTGATATCGCCATATGTTTCTCCTATTTATTCCAAATTTATTGACCTAAATTTGCAATCTCTCCTGTGTTTTTAATTCTTAATGGAATGTATATGAACTCAACTGATTTAACTGGTTCAATTGCTATGTCCACATACAACTCGTTTCTGTCTATTCTTGTAGGTGTGTTGTTGGTTTCATCACACACTACTAAGAAGTCGTACAGTGCTCTTTGACCTACTAATTCTAACAAGAATGATTCAATTGCTTGTTTGATTTCATTTCTGGTTAAAGCGTCATTTGGTTCAAAGATAAACGGTTTCGCAATTGCGTCCAATTGTGATCTTAGATAAACAACCAATCTAGAAACGTTAATTCTGTCTAATGAAGAACTAGCCGCTACTTTGGTCAAGTTACCGAAGTTCACAATGCCTGCGCCTGAGAAGAATGTTATTGGGTTCACTTTGGCAGTATGCAGAGCATCTCTTGATGACTCTGTCAATGATACTGTTTTGAATTCGCCTGTGGCAGAATCAATGTATCCAACTGCTGTCGCGTTGTCCACAATACCTCTTCTTGTTCCCGCTGGTGCAAACCATGGGAATCCAATATTGTCGTTGTTGGCAAGTGTTCTTAATATCATGTGTGAAGGTGGAACAATAATGTCGTTGCCCGCATTGTCTGTGGCTTTACCTGATGGGTAAAACACTCCAAGATATTCACTGCCTGATACTAAACCGTCTTCACCGTCACCTGCCGCACCTGCTGAGTTATTCGCCCAGTTGCTCACTGCGGTAGATGTACCTGCCAGTCTAAATGGTGTATCTCCTACCACAAACGCTGTGTTGTTTCGGTCTGTGTTTAGGTTAATCATGTTAGATATCACTTCAGGGTAGCCTGGACAAGCAATTACGTTGAAGCCTCTTTGATCTTCTCTGATTGCTTGGTTAGTATCTATTTCTGATTTTAATTGGTTAACAATTACCTGTCTAACTGCTTTTCTACCAAATGTGCCAGAACCGTCTGCTTTGTTAGTAGATTTAGTTACCCATCTGTCTGGATAGTAACCCGCTACTGATTCATTTGAGTATCTCACGTTACCTAAGCCAGTTGAACCTGAACTTGGGTAAGTGGTAGTTGTAATGTAATTGTTTCTGTATTCTTTTACATTGTATCCAGATCTTCTTGTGTTCCATAACAAGATTGATTTTGGATATAATGCTGGATCTGGAGCATCAGGATCGATATGATCATCGCTTAATAAATCTTTAATTGATGAAGCAGTACCTGCACCTGTGTCTCCGTCTGCCGCTTTCTCTGCTCTGGTATGCCATCTAGCATCAGCAAACACAATACCGTCTTCTGTGGTTTGGTCTGTCTTGTCAACTAATTCCCAAGCAGTACCAGTTGTAGTAACTGTGGTACCATTTGCTGTGTTGGTTGAACTTAGTGTAGCAGATGTGTTGTATCTGTAAAGTTTTGGATAGTTTTCTAAATCAGAAGTGTCAATCCATAAGTCATTGTTTGCCAACGGAGTGCCATCTGATTGTGTTGTAGGTTCAGTTGCCGCAAATTGTGGACCATTAGGGTCTGTACTTGCATAAACCTGAGCATAACCTTTCCAAGTGGTTCCATTGTGAACCATGATATCAGCATCTAAGTTGGTGTTGTACCAAAGTTTGCCGTTGCTCGGTTCATTAGTTGGAGCCGCAGTTGAAGCAGTGTATGATAAACGTTTCCAGTTGGTTGCTACAATAGTTGCTGGAAGAGCAGTTGAATCTTCTGTAGCACCTGCTGGAACATCATACAAGTTGTCAATTAATGTAGAACTGTTCGCTGTGTAAGTTCCATATGAATGAGCAGTTGCGGCTGAGAAACCAGCGTCTGCTAATGGAGTGCCTGACACATCATACATTCTAAACTCGCCACCCAATTTGTGTTTGATTTGGATAGCACCTCTGTATTGACCAGTTTGAATTACTGATGCTTCTAAGTTTGTAAATCCTGCACTTGCGAATGCTGTAACGAAATCGTCAGCATCACCCAGTGTGGATCCATCACCTGAAATCATAGTTACTGTTTTAGCAGTGTTCAGAGCGGCTTGACCTTTTAATGACTCAGCAACTTTGAAAGTCTCACCTGCTGTAAAACTTGGGAAAGTGGTTTTAGATTGAATTATGGTTTCGCCACCTTCGTATCTGAAGATTTGAAAATCACCAACTGGTAGAGTGGTGTCTGTGTCATTCACAGCAGTCTGCTCTGCCACGTTGTATTGAGCATAAAGAGTACCTGATGATATGCCGGTACCACCTGTGCTTGGATCTAAATTGTAAATTGCTGTATGGTTGTTCGCATACAGAGGAGAACTCACATTTGAGAAACTCGCTGAACTTGAACTGTATAATTTAACAACAAGATTTGCTCCAGAATTTGGATTGGTTGTTTTAAACCATACTGAACCATTTGGTGCATCGTCTTCTGATGACTTCCAAGTTGGTCTGTTTGAATGTTTGTCTTGATGGAATTGTACACCTTTGTAAGTGCCAGCCGTTAAACCAGCCACTGTTAAGATTGTACCTGTGCCATTTTCAAGATCAATTGTGTTCGCACCACCTACTGAATCTCCGTAGTTGGTACCGTTGTGGTAGATTTCCACTTTGCCTGTCACAGAATCAACTGCGGCAGTTACACCTGGAATATTTCTATTGTTAATTGAAGTTGCTAATTGAGCAAAAGTCGTACCTGATAGAGTCACTGTGTAACCATTGATCACAATAGTATGACCATTTACAAGTGTACCAGATGTTGCAGTACCCGTAATAGTTGGATGACTGATGTGCCAAGCAGTTGAACCTACCTGTACCCAAGCATTACCATCATTTTTGTAGTAGATTGGATTGGTAACTGCTGTGGTGTTAATTGCATAATCACCTTTTGAACCGTAACTGGTTTTTGGTGCTCCTGTAGACGCATTGCCTACAAGGTCAGTTTTTGAAGTTATCAGTTTAGGTGTTACAGTTGTAAATGCTTGATTGGTTTTTGACCATTCAAAAATTCCATACACAGAACTAGCCAAGTCAAACCAGTATGTGCCATTGGTTGGATTTTCAGTTGGTGCAGATGTTGAACCAATTAAGTCTGACATATCTACATTGGCTCTTAAAACGTATGCTTTGTTTGCAATACCTAGGAAAGAATAAGCCGCTTGTAGACCGTACTCATTTAATTCATAACCATTTAATGATCCACCTGACGCATCAGTGTAAAATTTTGGATCTCCAAATGTCTCTGTTAATTCTCTTTGTGATGAGATCAAGTATGCTGTGTTAGCATTAGCAGTGGTTGTACCTGCCGCAGTACCGTCACCGGCACCGTTTAATTTGTCTTGACCTGATGCTACTATTATTAGTGGCGTGGTACCCGCATCTGACGGTACATAGAAACTTTCATCTATTACTGAAACGTTTACGCCTGGACTTGTTAATGTTGCCATATGTTTTTCTCTCCTTGCAAGGTTCGTTATTGCTATTTATAGCGAATACGGTAAAATGGTATCAAACTGTGTTAAAAATTGGTACCTATATAGGGCACGTAAATACACACAGTATGAAAAGGCCATTGTGCAAAACCTGCCGTGAAAGACCTAGAGCCTATGCTTATAGGAAAGACAAAAAGATCTATTGGCGTTCTGAATGTGACAGTTGTATACGTAAAAAAAACAAATTAAAAACAGGCTATGCACCCAAATGGTTTCAAGCAGGCTATCGTAAAAAAACACGCTGTGAATTGTGTGGATTCCGCTCCAGTAATCCTATACAAATGGATGTGTATCATGTGGATGGTAACAGAGATAATGTGTCCACCTACAATTTAAAAACTATCTGTGCTAATTGTCAAAGGTTGAAAAGTACTCAGAATCTTGGGTGGTCTTTGGGTGATTTGGAAGTAGATAATTAACCATATCAAATATCTGTCCGTGTAAAGATTCTATAGTGTGTGTATTTTCAATAATATAATCATAATCTGTGCCAATCCAATCCCATTCAGATTGATGAGCACCTGAAGCAATCACGCTCTCTCTGTTAGGCATTGCTGTCCTTTTTACGAGCACAATCTTGCCACCTAATTTACGTATGGCTTTAATTTCATTAACAAATCTAGTATCAGATATCACTGTGTTTTGACCACGATATCTTGCTATGCAAGAATCTACCCATATAGAATCTAAAAAGCCTGCTCTGCAAACTTCTGTGCCAAAGTATTGTAATACCCAGCGTGGTGTTACTTCTTTGCCAAATTTTTCTGACCAGAAAGTGTCTGGCTGTTCTCGCCACACTCTGGATTCTTTGGTATTGCCTTCTACTAGATTTCTATCCCAACCAAAAATATTACTGACAGCATCTTTCAAACTCTTAGCAAAAGAATCACGCACAAAGCCGTGATGCGAAACCAAACGTTCCGCCACAGTGTCTTTGCCGGATCCAATTAAACCTACTAAACCTATCAACATAGATCTAGTTTAACAGGATTGTATTCGTTTTTCAAGTTCTTTCTTGATTTCTTTCACTGCTGAGAGCATATGATAAGTGATTTTCCAATTAGGTCCTGCCTTCAGCAGTATTTCAAATCCTGTTACCAATTGCTTGAGTTGTCTATAAGATAACTTAGACAGAGTTGAGAAGTATTTTTTTGTTGCCATAATTTGAGCCTTTCTGTTGCCTATATACAAATATATTTAATATTTTTTGTGAAAGAATTAACCGATAACAAAACTATATGGTGTGCCACCATCTACGTAGTTGTTGATTTCTAGGTCTAATTTTTCCATTTCAGCAAAGCCTTGCTGTTTCAATTGATCACCATTCAGTGTGGTGCCACCTTGTGGTCCTGCAATGGTATTGAATTTGCCTCTGGCTTCACCCAGCATGGTTTTACACACAGCGAGTGTGTAGTCTCTGATCCATGGTTTAGAATAGATATCTTTCAGCAGAGTCATGTCGGGTCTGTAGTTGTCAGTGTGCATCAATACAGTTTCATTGTCGGCTCTAGGTCTCTGTGTGATGGTTAAAGTCTTGGTAGCATTGTCATAATGACATTGAATAAATGAACCAAACATTTTGCCCACTAATTCTTGATATGATGCAAAAGCATAGTAAGTGGCTAGTCCACCTGTGGCACCTGCTCGTAGTAGATAGGTATTGGTATAGGCAAGGTTGAACGGTTCAAACAGCGTACCACCTTCTCCACCTTCTGTTCTTGAACCCACTGTTCTACGCATTATTTCTCTAACATTGATAATTTCATCAGGCAGAATGTATTTGTTTTGATCTTTGTTCAGAGTTAAAAATGCATAAGACTCTTCCACAGCATTGGATGATCTTTGACGGAATCTATTAATCGCTCTTTCTAGGGCAGTTTCGTAGTGTTTTGGGTCTAATTCAACCTCAATCATGCCTTCACCTAGATTATTTTTAACATAATCAAATACTTCTTGTTGCATGGTTTGTAATTCTGACATACACATATTTACCGCAAGACTCATATCAATAAATATGTGTAGGATGCCTAGATTATCAATTTACAAGCCAGAAAAAGGCAATGATTACAAATTCTTTGATCGTAACATCAAAGAGATGTTCACTGTGGGTGGCACAGATCTACACCTACACAAATACATAGGTCCGCACAGGCAGGGAGACTCAGGCAAAGATGGTCCAGCATCTCCCACACAGCCAAATTATGCTCCTAGTGAAACCAACGAGAGAACCATACAGGATTTACTGTTCCTAGAGAACAGGGATCGTCAATATTCTCAGGACATTTACACTATTCGAGGCATTTACAATGTGCAAGACATAGATTTTAATCTATCGCAGTTTGGTATGTTCCTACAAAATGATACCATATTCCTAACTGTGCATCTAAATGACGTGGTGGAAAGAATTGGT